CAGGCAAGGTGCTTACCAGTAATGGGGCACCTGTTGGTCCGGGCTGTGGTGCCATCCGGGAAGACCCGCAAGGGTCGACCCGGTAAAGCACCGGTTCGGAAGATGGAGAAATCCACCTTCCGTGCCGGACCGCCATGCTACAACCCCCTCCTTCGGTCCAAGACCTCCTCGAAAGAGAAGGCCCTGGATCGTCACCTCCTTACGCTGGTCCTTCGGATGAAGGCAAAGCGGAGAGCCAAGCTGGCTGGCCTTATTCAGGCAACCTGGGAGGCAATCCGCGCTGCTATCGTCCTGACCGGCGTCTCCACCACCCGCCTCTGGCGCCACCTCTCCGGCCTCTGGAGGTGGGTCACCTCCTGCGCGGTTCAGAACGGGATGGACGTCTTGCAGCGGCCTTGAAGAAGGCCTGCACCGTTGTCCGATTCCGCGTCTTCACTGAGCAGGAGGGGACCTCTCCCCTGGTGGCCAGCGAGGCTGGCGACCCACCTTCCCATCATCCCGCTTCGCCTGCCTCTCTCCGGCGGCTGACGGATCTCTTTTCCGACCTGGCCCATCAGGGCAAGGACCGGGAAGCGTTGCAGTTTACCTACATCAGTAGGGCACTGCCACGCGGATCCGACAAGGTCGCCGGAGAGGCCCTCATCAAACACCGCCAGCTCCTTGGCACAGAGGTTCCTCTGAACCTCGATGCTAAGGAGTCCCTTCTCCGCTTCTCCAAAGCCTGGGGTGCCCGTTTCAAGCAGAAGCTCCCGGACCAGGTCCGGTTGCGGGCTTCCGATTCCAGTTGCTGGACCCATTCTCGTCGGAACGGCGGTGTTCAAGCCGCCCTTCGCGAGTTGGTCGACAACTGGTTCGATGAGCCCGCTCCCGAGTTTGGTGCGAGGGACCTGCCTGATTGGGCCGCTGACGAGGATAGATTCACCGAACTCGGGGAACAGAACCGTCTGTCCCACGCAGTCCGTGGTGGACCTGCTCCTCGCGGCGTGGTAGAGTATGCCTGTGACATCTCTGCCGATCCCGATGCTGAGAAGGAGCGGATTGGGAGGATTGTCCGGGACGCCGCCATCCGTAAGGTGATGGCCAGCGACGACCTTCCTCAGGCTCGGGTGACTGTTGTCATGGAGCGGGGCTACAAAGCCCGCATCGTGACGAAGTCCCCAGCCGAGTGGGTCGAAGTTGGCCACCTCCTGCGGGGTCTGGTCTGGCCGATGCTTGCCGCTGACTCTCGAGTCAAGTCGGCGCTCGAAGGGTCTCGCCTGAAGGGTTTCGTTGATTCCCTCCAGGAAGATCCCGTCGAAGTGCCGATGGAGCTCGGAGCCATGGGGCTCGTGTCGGCTGACCTGACCTCCGCCACGGATGGCTTGGCGTCTTGGGCAATCTTGGCGGTGTGGGACGGGGTTTGCGAGGGAGCGGGGATCCCGGATGGGGTCCGCGACCTGGGGAGGCGCTTGCTTGGACCGATGGTCGTGCAGTACGACCGACCAAGGAAAGGAGAACCCAGACCGCCCGACTACGATGCCATGGAGGCTGCAGGGTGGAGGATCACTACGAAGAGGGGCTGCCTTATGGGCTTGCCTCTCTCGTGGTTCATCCTCAACCTCTGCAACCTCTGGGCAGCGGAGCAGGCGGTCCATTCGGCAACGGAACGTCTCAGTCTTCCTACTGAGGGCTATGCCCGCATTAGGAAGCGGATGCTTCGTGCCGGGGTTTGCGGCGACGACCTTGCCGCGCTCCTTCCTATGGTTGGCCATGCGGCCTACCGTCGTTCCATCGAGTCTCTCGGTTCCTCGCTGTCCCCGGGCAAGCACCTCTTGTCGGAACGGTACCTCCTCTTCACAGAGCAGATTGCCAGGTTCCGGCAAGAGATGCACCCGGCTCCTGCTTGGACCGTTGCCGCTCATCTGTCCCTTCCCCTCCGGCGACTCGTTCCTGATGCCCTGATGGACGTGGTTCCTATTCGGAGCCTCGTCCAGCCGGACAACAAGGAAATGAGCCGCCGAAGGGAGAATCTGACGGGATCCACCATGCCCGAATGGGCCGTGGCGGGTCCCGCGATTCTCAGTGGGATTCCTGAGTGGTGTTCGGTCCTCACCAGGCGCCGGGTTGCCCGGGTCGCGCGAACCGTTCGACCCGAGTACAAGCGACCTGGGGAGGCGCTTGCTTGGACCGATGGTCGTGCAGTACGACCGACCAAGTAAAGGAGAACCCAGACCGCCCGACTACGATGCC